ACGTGGGTTCCGGTCTGCACCGTGGAAGGTGCGGACGGCTCCTGCTGGACGGCTGACGTGCGCTTGAGCGAGGAACAGATTGCCGAACTCAGGGCGTGGGTGCCGAGCAAGGTGCAGGTGCTCGAAGCCCTGCCGGAGGGATGGACACCCGCCCCGCCGGAGGAGGCTCCAGGTGGCGAGGGATAAGGTTTTGCACTTTCTCGGCGGAGCCGGGGCGACGCTGGTCGCCTCGGCCCTTTTCACGCCGAAAATCGGCCTGGCGGCTGGGGTTGCCCTCGGCATCGGCAAGGAGATCCTGTGGGACTGGGGCCTGGGGCGCGGGACGCCGGAGGCGCTCGACGCGCTGGCGACGATTGCCGGGAGCCTGCTGGCATGGACGGTGATCTCGTGATCCCCCTGCTCGTGTTTCTGAGTGCCCCGCTGGTCCACGAGGCGGGGCACTTCGTTTGCGCTCTCGTCTTCGGGTGCCGCCTCCGTTTCCGGTTGGAGGGGATCCGGTTCGTGTGGTAAATGCCGAGCTTGTCTTCCTGGAAGCAGAGACTCATCGCCAAGGCCGGCTTCGGATCGCAAGTGCTTGCGGGGGCGGCCCTGGTCCGGCTTGCCCCTGAGCTTGCGTTCCCGTTCCTGCTGGGGACGCTGGCGGAGTGGATGCTGTACCCCAGGTCGGCGTACAGCGATTTCAGATGGCTTTAATTTTGATAAGGAGGTCGGCCATGTCAAGACGCTTAATCAAGGCGGGGGTCATATTAGCCCTCGCATTATATTTTTGTCCCTAATGAGGTCTGTAGTTTTGAAGATAATTTTATTATTCAAGATCAATTAAATAAGGAAGGTGTCTGCCTGATGATCGATCCTCGGATCGCGAAGTGGCTGGACCTTGCGCGGAAATGGGGCGGGCACCCCGATATTCAGGTCGACCCTGCGCTGATCCTTGCAGTGATCCAACAGGAAAGCGGCGGGAACCATGAGGCTCGCAGGTTCGAGCCGGCGTATTGCGAGCGCTATATCGACACGGACCCCGCCTGGCAGAAGCGGATGGCCTATAACCGGTGGACGAGGGAGGACGTGGCCTGTTCATACGGGCTGATGCAGCCCATGTTCCCGACGGCATGGGGGTACGGTTGCCGGGACCCGCGTAGTCTGCTCGACCCTGACAGCAACATCCGCTTCGGCTCGGCGATCCTGGCATCGCTGATACGCAAGTATTCCAAGGGGAAGCGGATGCCGCAGCTGGAAGGCGCCGAGCTGCGTGGCACCCTGAGGCTGGCGCTCGCCGCATACAACGGTGGGCCTGGCGGCGCCATCGCGGTCCAGAAGGGCGAAAAGACACGTGCCGTGCGGTATGCGGACAACGTGCTTGCCATCTGGGATCGGATCAAGAGGGAGGCGGGGTCATGACCAACCCCCTGCCGCCCAGCGAACCGACCTCCCCTCCCCCTGGGACCGATCCAGGCGTGATCTGGCTATATCACCAGCTGGACTCGAGGCTGTCCAGGCTGGAGGGGGCCTTCGATCAATGGCAAAGCATGTGTCTGGAGCGCGGCAGGGACTACGATGGCACCAAGGACCAGCTGGCTGATCTCAAGGAGTGGGCGGACCGGACGCGGGGGCAGATCACCCTGCTAGGTATCGCCATGCCAACCTGTGTCTTGGTCTTTTGGGAGATCGTCAAACGCTGGGCCCGCGGGAAATGGGGGGTGGAAATATGATGCGCTATGGGAACGGAGCGGACCATGGCCGGCGCCTGTCGCCCCACTTCCGCTCCGGGGAGTTCGCGTGCCGACATTGCGGAGTCTATCGGGTCGACACCAGCCTGATCGACGCCCTCGAGCGGCTCAGGGAGTCTGTCGGACCGATCGCCATCACGAGCGGCTACAGGTGCCCCACCCACAATGCTCGCGTCGGCGGCGCCAAGTCCAGCCGGCACCTGATCTCAGACGCGGCGGACATCGTTACGGCAGACCAGGTTCCGGTGATGGAGGTACTCAAATGCGCGACAAGGCTGTTCCATGGGGTGGGAGTCTACCTGACGCGCGGAGGGGCAGCATTCCTGCACGTCGACATGTTCGACGGCAGAAAGAACCCCTACTGGGTGCAGGACCAGGGACGCGGGGAGCCGAAGATCTACGTCCCGACGATTCCGGAGCTGGAGGCCATCGTCCGGACCTGGGGGAGGGTTCACGCGTGAAGATCATCGACGTCACAAATGATGGCCTGGCGTTCGGCATCCTGCTGTTCGCCTTCCTGTGCCTTCTTGTGGCCGGAGGATTGGCGTGGCACGGGGACACGGACAGCTCGATCATGGTTTCCCTGGTGGGGCTGGCCAACGCCGCAATCGGCGGGGTGCTCGGTTACATCAGGGGTAACAAACCCAGCGAAGGAGGAGATGTAAACAATGAGTAAGACCCTCGCGGATTACATCGGATATTGGCCCTCCATGATTCTTGGTATACTGTTTGTTATTGCTGTCGTCAGTTTCATCGTGGCGGACCGGAAGGGGATCTCCGTGAAGGAGCTGTGGCGGGGGATCCTGGGGCGTAAATAGTGGTTGTCACCATGCGACATTATGTCGCTTGGCATTATGTCAAACCATGACAACATGGACACGCCGGCTGAGTGCCTGGCTTGCGGCCGTAATGTTGCTGGTGTTGGCTGCGTCTGCTGGACTCGTCTGCTGGTCGATCTGGGGTGGACGCCATCCGTCTGTCCCAGAGGCTACGGTGACTGCCGGCAAGCAGGATTCGTGGTCGAATACTGTGACGACGATCCGGACGAGGAGGACACGGAATGACCAGGCCATCGAAGACTCGTATTTTTCGGGCAGGGAGGCTGTGCGCGATCTGTCTGCTGATGCCGTTGTTGCTGAGCTCAATGCTCTGCTCGACGAGCTGCGCGGCGGCCAGACTCAGCCCTGACGGCGAGGTCGTGATGCCCGTCGAGGACGCCCGATTGCTCCTGGGCGAGATCCGCGGCCTCAGGGCCGAGCGGGATGCCCTGCAGGATGCCCTGAGGTCCGAGCGGACGGACGTGGACCGGCTGATCCAGCAGACGCAGGAGTTGATCGCGGCGATGGAGGCCGAGAGAAAAGCATGGCAGGAGAGACTACAGGAAGAGCGGCGGAACGCGAGGAAGAAGGGTCTGATCTTGCTCCTGGTTGGGCTGGCTACCGGCTCGGTGCTCTGACCCCGTGGGAGGAATTCCGCGCCGAATTGCTCGCAGAGGACCCCACACTTCTGGATGGGGGTGATCCATCCCTCTCAGACCCTCAGGAAGGGGCCTAGGAGCCCCGTAGACATATCAAACTTGGTTTAAGGCATATCTCCATACTCCAAGAAAAGTTTGATGCTTTATAGGCCCTGTACGTGAGCTTGTGGCGATTGTGCCACATGACCCCCCCCCGTCGAAATGGCGGGGGGGGTCTTTTTTTATTGGCCGATGAGCTCGATAAAGCAGTCCACATCCTCAAGCAGATCGCGTCGCATCGCGTCTACACGCGACTCTGCAACGGTGTATCCCGTGAGCTTGCGATAGGCTACAGCCCACTCTTTCCAGCCGGCCCCAGCTTTACACCCCCCTATTGGCAGGGTACCACAACCCTGCTTTCTGTCAATAGGGAGTTTTGCAAGATCCGGTGGAGCCGGTGGGGCGTCTGGTGGGGTGCCTGGTGGGGTGACTTGTGGGGGAGGAGGAACGATAGGCCGTCTGAGCAGAGAGCAGGCCCCTATATATACGCGTGGGAGTAATTTCAAAAAAAAAATAAAATAGCCTCTGCTCAACTGCTCACTCTGCTCAAAGTAACTCAAATGCTTGCAAATACTGCATTTTAGCCTACACGAAAGTGAGCAGAGACGAAAAAATTGACTGCTCAGACACGTGTGTGCGCGCGGGCGGAACTTCAGTGATACCAACTACTCCCACGCGTATATATAAGGATTTTAGTTTGAGTAGTAGAAAAAATTCACAAATGGTACGTAAAAACGGTGGAGAGAGTTAGAGCCCCCAACCGTGTAAGCCTTCCGAGCCGGATAGCCACGGACTGTTCGGATGCCATGAATTCGCTGGCGATTGCCGCCACTTGTAGCTTTTTGCTTCGTGCGATATGCCGGGAGGGTTCAAGGGGCATCAGTAGTTCCCCTGCAAACAGGTTTGCCCCCAGCTCCATTTTTTCGTGTGAGTCTGCGCCGGTCTTGAACGCAACCCCACGGTGACCTAGGACGAGGTGTCCGAGCTCATGGGCAATCGTGAACCGCTGTCGAACGACGGGCAGGTTCTCGTTGACGAGAATCACGTGTTCCTCTGGGCCGGAGATCGCCGCCCCATGGAGCTTGTCTCATGCGCAGAACACTACTTTTATGCCGAGGAGCCGGCACAGGGCCGACAGGTTGACCGGAACCTGTTCGCTCAGCCCGTGTTTAGAAAGCAGGTCCCGCGCGGTATCGCGTGGATTCAAATCAGTCACTTCCTCTCATCCAGAACCAATCTCACCAGTGTCAACACACTAGACAAACTGTACAATAATTTTTACTTGGCTCCTTGACATCCTGCAAAGTGCCATGTATAATCTGTCGCGTACCTTGACAAGTGCATACATTGCCGGTCCGCGGCGGAGGCAGCCCTAGGCCGAGGGTGCCGCGGGATCTTGGACAGGGATTCTGGAGCCGAGTATTGAACGATTTCTTTTCGACGGAATGAAAGGCGATGAAGGTAGCCCACCCTCGTAAACCGGAAAGCATCAAACGCTTTAAAAAATAAGGCAAGGGGGCAAAATGACTTTGGAATTCACCCTGCGGCTATGCATTGTCAAGACGCGGGGAAACTGGTTCCACGTGGACTGCCCGCCGGACATGTGGCGAGACGTCATCGAGCGTGCCTTAGGCCGCTGGAATCAGGAGACCGGCACGGTGCTGGTCCCCGCGGGACCATTCTCCGCTTGTTCACTTTATGATATCTTTGGTGACAGGCTTCGAGGCGACGAGGGGTTCAATTCATACCTCGCGCAGGGTCGAAGAATCAGCGAGGCTGTTGACTGCAAGACATCTAGCGACCTTCCCCAGCCCATGATCCGCAGGACGGATGGCTGGAGGCACCAGCTGCAGGCCTACCATTTTGCACGCCTGCGCGGGAGCTGTCTTCTGGCGATGGGTATGGGGACAGGGAAAACCAAGGTGGCCATCGACCTCGCCCAGAACGCAGCGGCGCGACGGGTCCTAGTGATCTCGCCGCTTTCGGTCGTATCGGTCTGGCCGAGGGAGCTGGAGCGGCATGCGGCACTGCCCTACCGGATCGCCGCGCTGGATCGGTGGAGCGTGGCCAGCCGTGCGGAGCGTCTCGCAGACGCGCTGAACCGGAGCAACTCGACGGTCTGGGTTGTGGTCAACTACGAGTCCGCGTGGAGGCCGCCGATCTCGACGATCCTCCTGGGGGAGGAGTGGGACTACGTGTTTCTGGACGAGTCCCACCGGATCAAGGCCCCGAAGGGTCGAGCCAGCGACTTCTGCGCCAAGCTTGCCAAGAAGGCCAAGCACAGGGTCTGCCTGAGCGGTACGCCAACCCCGCACGATATTCTCGACGCTTGGAGCCAGTTCCGTTTCATCGATCCGTCCATCTTCGGGACCAGTTTCTACCTCTTCCGTTCCAGATACGCGATTCTGGGCGGGTTCAACGGCAAAGCTGTCATTGGATTCCAGCGAGGGGAGGAATTCGCGCGGAAATTCCACTCCGCGACCTACCGTGTCTCCGAGGATGTGCTGGACCTTCCTGAAGCGGTCCACGAGAAACGCTTCGCGGTCCTGTCTCCGCAGACGCGGAAGGTATATCGGCAGATCGAGCGTGATTTCTACGCGCAGGTGGAGTCCGGCGAAGTCACGGTCAGCAATGCGCTGACCAAGGTGGTCCGGCTCCAGCAGATTGCGTCAGGCTTCGTGAAGACCGACGACGGGCAGACGGTCCGCGTCGGGGACGAGAAGGGAAGGATGCTGGCGGACGTGCTGGAGGACCTGCCCAAGGAGGAGCCGGTCGTGGTGTTCGCGCGGTTTCACGGCGACCTTGACATGATCCGTGAGACCTGCCAGCGTGCCGGCCGGAGTTACTGCGAGCTTTCCGGCAGGACAAACCAGCTGGCCGAGTGGCAGGCCGGCAAGTACGACGTGATAGGGGTCCAGATTCAGTCGGGAGGTGAGGGTGTCGATCTAACGAGGGCAAGGATCTGCATCTATTACTCGATCACCTACGAGAGGGGGAAATATGAGCAGTCGCTGCGTCGGGTTCATCGTCCAGGTCAGACCCGCTCGGTCTGCTACGTGCATCTGATCTGTGAGGACACGATCGACGAGCGGGTATATCGGGCCATCGACGAGAAGAAGGACATCGTGGAGGCGATTCTGGGAGGAGGCAGGGAATGATGGAGCAGTCGTTGCTTGAGCGCTTCGCTGCGCTCGAGCAGGAACGGATGGATCTGGAGGGGAGGCTTCGGCAGGTCAAGGACAAGCTGGCCGAGCTGGAGCCGGGGGTCATCGATCAAATGCAAAATCTCGGGGTCGATTCCTGCCGTGTCGGCAACAGGACCCTGAGGCTGGAGACGTCGGTCTACTGCTCGGTGGCCGACAAGGACTACGAGCGCGCTTGTGAGCTCTTAGAGGAGCTGGGGCTGGACGATTTCGTGGCGCGCCAGCCGGTCCAGCAGCGTGTCCGTGCCTATTTCAACGAGCTGTATCGTGAGCACGGCGAGATCCCCAAGGAATTTCAGGACGCATTCAATGTTGCGATCGTGACGAAAGTCCGGTCGCGCAAATCTTAGGGAGGACGATAGCGGATGGCGAATCTTGCTAAGGTCGATACGTTCGCATTGGCGGTTCAGGGTGCCGACCGTGTCGTGGACACGATCCGCGCCAACCTGGGGGATACGGCAACCCTCAATCCCGCATTTTTTGAAAAGATCAAGATCCCCGCCGGCGGCGGGGTGACATGGGAAATCCCGACGCTTTCCGGCGACGTCGAGAGTGTAAGGGAGATCGTTGGAATCATTCTTGCAAAACAGCCGACGCGAGCCTATTACGCCGATCGAGACGTCTCCACGGGAGAGCCTCCCATCTGTTATTCCCGCGACCTGATCACGGGTCACGGAGATCCCATGGGGACCGGTGAGGTCGGCGTTCACCGTTGCGCTACCTGCAAGCGGAACGAGTGGGGGTCCAGCGCGCGTGGTGGGAAAGGAAAGGCCTGTGCGGAACGCAGGGTGCTGTACCTCCTGCGGCCGGACGAGTTGATCCCTGTCAGGATCTCCACTCCCCCAGGCAGCCTGAAGGATCTGGACCAGTTCCTGATCCGTCTGACCTCCAAGAATGTTCCGTTTTATAAGGTAATTGTTGGGCTTTCCCTTGAAAAAGTAAGCAAGGATGGGAATACGTATTCAAAAATTAAGCCTAGGATGATCGAATTGGCCAGCGAGGAGCTGGCGAGGGAGGCCGAGAAATACCACAGGTATCTCGACGCGATGCTGGTCGGGACACCTGTGGCGGACGACTACGAGGAGGAGTAATCATGGTCCGTGCCTTCCTCGAAGCCCTCTTCGGCGAAATCCCTGATGATCGCTGGTGGCTGGTCTGGTCCAAGCAGGAGAGGGTCGGAGAGGGCGGCAAGACGGTCAAGCGGAGCAAGTCTAAATGGTTCAAGGGGCCGCAGGACATCGACACTGCGGCCCATTATATCGAAGGGGAGGCGGCCGAGTGGGACGTGTATGTACAGGTCAGTCTCTCCGAGCGCGACCTTGGGATCGGATCCAGATGCTCGAACGCGGATTCGGCGGGGATCGTGGGCATGTGGGCGGACATCGACATCGCCCACAACGGGGCATCCAAAAAGTATCCGCCCACCGAACAGGACGCGCTGGAGCTGGTCCGGTCGATGGGCGTGGACCCCAGCATTGTGATCCATAGCGGTCACGGGCTGCATGTCTGGTGGCTGTTTCGAGAGCCGTGGCTCGTCGGGTCGGATCACGAGCGCGTAGACGTGGCCCACTTTGCCCGGCGCTGGGGCCGGTCTCTGGAGGAGCGCGCGCGGGAGCGGGGCTGGCAGATCGACACGGTTAGCGACCTGGCGCGTCTTCTGCGAGTCCCAGGCACGCTAAATCACAAGGAGACCCCGCCGCTGCCGGTCCGGATCCTTTCCAGCGATCCGGTCCGCTACGATCCGTCTGACCTAGAGGCCTTTTTCACGGAATCCTCCTTCGCTGAGCCTGACGTGGCCGAGCGGATCACCGCGGATCCGGTCCGTTTCACCCTGAAGCCCCTGCCGGTCCCGCCATCCGAGAAGTTCGAGGCACTCGTGGCCAATTGCGACCGGTTCCGCCGGCTTATCGAGCACACTGAGCCCCTGCCCGACGGGAGCACGACAGACCTGTCGCGTTACGACGCGAGGATTGCGGTGCTCCTGCTCAAGGCCGGCTGGACGGATCAGGAGATCGTGGACACGATCCTGTGGCACCGTCACAAGTGGGGGAACCACAAGAACGACAACCGTCCGGACTATTTCATCCGGACAATCAACGGCGCGAGGGGGTGGATCAGCGACGAGTCATCGGTCCATCCGTCCTGCTCTCCGTCGGACGCCTCCAGCGTCCTGCAAGCGGTCCAGTCCAGCGGAGGCACGGAGGACGAGCGGAGGGAACAGGCCATAGCATCCCTGCGGTCCCTGCTGGGGATTCCGATCACGCGGATCGTCAAGACCACGTCGGATCCCCCTGTGTACGAGGTCTTCACGGTCTCTGGCTCCGTTACGCTGGAGCGGGACCAGTTCACGCGGCAGGAGACTCTGCGGTCGGCCCTGTACGGGGTCTGCAACAAGTTTTTCCCTCGCTTCCTCGATACCAAGAAGCATCCTGGGCGTTGGGAGGACGTGATGGACTTGATCGGGCTGGCGCTCGAGGAGGAAGGAGCGCCGAGCGTCGAGACTCGCGAAGGATGGATCGAGTCGGTCATTCGCGAGTACCTCAAGGCCCATCCGTGGATCGACCTGTCGACGCTCCCGCCGGAAGAACGCAAGGCGGCCGAGGCGGAGGCCCTGAGAGTAGGCCGCCCATACTGCGACGGGGAGAACGTCTACGTGGCCGGCCCCCACGTGGAGGCGTGGTGTGCAAGGACGGGCCGGCGGAAATACCGTGACATTGTCGGGTGTATTCAGAGATACCTGTGTGATCGAGGCAAGGTCCACAAGTCCTACAGCAGGGTCGTGGACGGTCAGGTCAAGCGGACGTCGCGCGACCTGTATCCACTTGCCGGAGGTCCTGATTACTGGAAGCCCTGATTACTGGAAGCCCTGATTACTGGAAGCCCTGATTACTGGAAGCCCTAGGGGGGATGAATTGTGGGGGTAATTGTTCCTAAGTCGATCATTGCGATTTATTCGCTGGTGCCGAGGTCGGGGAAGACGACCTTGGCGTACCGGATCACCAAGGAGTGGGGGTATGAAAGCGTGTCATTCGCCGCCCCAATAAAGAAGATGGTCGTGGACTTTATCACATCATTCGGTGTCGAATATGTTAGGGCCCTGAAATATGTCTACGACGAGAAGGAGGTCGAGATTCCCCAGATCGGCGTTTCAGCGCGTAGGTTGATGCAGACGCTGGGTACTGAGTGGGGCCGCAACCTGATTCGCGGGGACGTCTGGGTCCGTGCGATGGAGCAGAAGGTCCTCCAGATTCCCGTGACGCGAGCGCGCGGGGTCGTCATTGATGACCTTAGGTTCCAGAACGAGGCCCAATGGGTCATTGATATGGGTGGGATGGTGGTCAGGATCGATCGTGATGCGGCCACCGAGAGATACGAGGGGGATCATCCCTCCGAAGGCGAGCTGGCCGGTTTCAGGCCTGACTTGATCCTGAAAAACAATTCCGGACTGGAGGACCTGTGGTATGAGTTTGTGCGAGCGCTTGAGTCCACAAGAGCCGCGTAGGATCTATCTTGCGGTCCCCTATTCGGGCCGAGAGTCACAGTCTTTCCGTGCTGTGTCCGAGTTTGCCGGCGTGCTGATGACCGAGGGGTACCACGTGTTCAGCCCGATCAGCCACTCCCATCCGATCCTGACGATGGGGCCGGAGGAGCTGTCCGCCAAGGACGCTGACTTCTGGTTGGAGTTCGACCTGCCCCTGCTGCATGGCTGGGCCGACGAGCTGTGGGTGATGAAGGAGGAGGGGTGGCAAAGGTCCTACGGAGTCTGCAAAGAGATCCAGACTGCCTACAGGCTGGGGATCCCGATCAAGTATGCCAGCTACCTAGGTGACGGATGCTACACGGTGTCCGAGAGTCCGGTGATGTAGGTTGGAGCGCGAGTTCAGGGTGTTCGGTCCCCCAGGCACGGGCAAGACCACCTACCTGAGCCGGCAAATCGTCCGCGCCGTGGGGGCCTATGGTGCCGAGAATGTGCTGGTGACCAGTTTCACGCGTGCGGCAGCCGTCGAGCTTACTGGTCGCCAGCTCCCTATTCCCAAGGACAATGTCGGAACACTCCATGCCCATTGCTATCGAGCCATGGGCCGGCCTGAGATCGCCGAGACCCGCGTGGAGGACTTCAACGCCTTTGCTCCGATCTATGCCGTGTCCGGCGAGAGCAGGGGCGAGGACATGCTGGACAGTCCGGCGGATACGGTCGGGAGGTCCTTCGGTGACGCCATCAAGGCGGAGTACCAGCGTCTGCGGGGCCGGATGGTCCCGCGCGACCTCTGGCCATCCTCGGTCAGGGGGTTCGCGGCAAAGTGGGAGGACTGGAAGCGGGCAAACAATCTGGTGGATTACACGGACATGATCGAGACGGCATGGCGGGATTTCGAGTGCGCGCCTGGGGCCCCGGACGTCCTGTTCGTCGACGAGGCGCAGGACCTCAATCCCCTGATGCTTGCGGTGGTCCGGAAGTGGGCAAACAAATCGGACCAATGCGTGATTGCGGGGGACGACGACCAGGTGCTTTACCGTTTTTTGGGCGCCACGCCGTCGGCGTTCCTCGAGCAGGACATTCCTGATGACCGCAAGTTTGTCCTGAGGCAGTCGTATCGGGTCCCCCGTGCGGTGCAGGAGTGGGCCACCAAGTGGATTTCAATGGTCTCGGTCCGCGAGCCGAAGGAATACATGCCGCGGGACTACGAGGGGAGTGTGGTCTATGGCCACACGGGGCTGACCTACCGATCCCCTCTTGCGCTGATCGATGATGCGCAGCGGCACCTGTCCGCCGGCAAAACGGTCATGCTCCTCGGTGCGTGTTCCTACCACGTGGATCCGATCCGTCTGGCCCTAGCGTCCGAGGGCATCAGGTTCCACAACCCCTATCGCTCGTCCAACATGCTGTGGAACCCGCTAACCGCAACCCGCGGGGTCTCGGTCAAGGACAAGTTCCTTGCGTTCCTGCGCCGGCCATGGACCGTGGCTGATGCAAAACTCTGGACCTCCATGGTCAAGGTGAGCGGTCTGCGCAGGCACATCCGCGACTTGCTCCAACCGTGGGACGACGACAGGACGCTGGCGGTGGACGAGGTGATTGATTTCGAGGCTCACGAGGATCTAATGGACATTTTCGTGTTCGGCGACGAATCGCAGCAGGTGGACTGGCTGGCGCAGAACCTGCTGTCCGGCGTGAAGCTGGACAAGGTGCTGTCGATCTACCGGAGACACGGAGCAGGACCGCTGATGGAGGCCCCGAAGGTGATCGTCGGCACGATCCACAGCGTCAAAGGCGGAGAGGCCGACGTGGTCTACCTGTTCCCCGACCTGTCCATCGCCGGAGGGGAGGAATGGAACAATGGGGGCACGGAGGCAAGGGACAGCGTGATACGTCAGTTTTATGTCGGGGCTACGCGGGCGCGGGATACGCTGGTTCTGTGCCAGCCGGCCTCCGCGCAGGCGGTTTCCTGGTGTGTATAGGGAGGCTGACATGTGGGAGAAAGACTGTAACGGCAACTGGTACCAGGTGAGGCAGATGCCAGACAACAGGAAGCCGGAGATCCATCGCGGGAAGCCGGTCCGGCGCGGGCTGACGCCTAAGGAAGAAGTAATCCAGAAAGCCATTTGTAAATTCCTGGACAACCTCGAGAACGTCTGGTGGTTCAAGGTGCACGGGGGGCCGTTCCAGAAGGCCGGGGTCCCCGACATCGTGGCCTGCGTGTCGGGTCGATTTGTTGCGCTGGAGGTCAAACGTCCGGGCAACACGTCCACGGCAAGGCAGCTATCATGCCAGCGCGCTATCGCCCAGGCAGGGGGGATCGTGGCCGAGGTCACGTCCGTGGAGGAAGTGTTAGAGCTGCTGGGCCGTCATGCCCTTGTGGAAACGGCTGATTGCAGGGGGGCGCTGTGACGGGCGCAGGGAAGGGGAAAACCTTGGGGAGTTTTGCGACCGCTGGCATAGCGAGGACAGGGATATTAGGAACGCCCTGCCCTCCCTGCTAGAGGTAGCGGATATAGGCGACGAATTGGCTAAGGCAGTTCGGGAGTGGTCGCTAGAACTCAACAACACGACGATTAACGATTGCGTTGTGCTGGCGATACGCTACCAGCAAACCCTCGCCAAGCTGGAGGTCGACCATGAAGATTGAGCCGTGCCCGTTCTGTGGAAGTGAGGTTATTACGGACACTTTCGAGAGAATCAGTTGCCCCAACTGTTGTTATCGCGGAGGGGTGTTGCTCGATAGCAACGAACAGCACAACCGCCTCTCCAGGGTCGTCCGGGCGGCGGAGAAATGGGCGAAGGCGAGACGCACCGGGACGATGCTGGAAATCTCGGAGACAGGAAATGAATTACTCCTAGCCGTGGAAGGGGGTGGAGCGGAATGAAATATCGCCTGTTTGTGGTTATGGCGTGGATTCGTGGGTTGTTTTATCGTCACCCGCATTTCCCTAAAACGCCAGCGGGGTATTCGTCGGTGAATAGTGGGCTGACAGACAGCGAATCCCGATTAATGTATGAACGGCATGGCTGGATTCCCTACTGTTTCGAGCGAACAAGCGGAATGGGAGTCGCCCGGATGTGGATATGTAAGGAAGGGGGCCGTGCGTGATGGTTAAGCGATACAGCATGGGATACAGCATGGGGTTAAATGGGCCAGAGCGTTTACTGACGATGCTTAATATTCGGGATGGCGATTACGTCCGCTATTCCGACTACGCCAAGCTGGAATCGGCGTTAAGGGAGTGTGTGAAGGCGTTTGGCTCCGTATTCGCTTACTCTGACACGGGCGACGAATTAGGGCGGGCGATGCGGAAGGCCCGTGAGGTGTTGGGGGATGCGTCCTAGTGCTGAGTGCTACGCCTGCCTTCGTTGGAGCGGGAAATGCGAGGAGGGGCTGCTCACGGTGCCGTATCCGCCGTGCTTCAGGTATCTCCCACGGCCTGAGCCGGAGGGGGAGGAAGCCGAGACGATGGCGCTGTTCGGGGAACCGACGGAGATTCGGAGGATTGCGGAAGGGGGATTTGTGGATGTTCAAGAAGGACACGATCGATAGGATATGCGAATTAAAGCATGATGCAGACCGGCTGAGGGCATTAAAGCATTGGTATGACAAGATGTCATCGCCACCTGAGTGTCTATGGCACGATGCGTCCTTCGGCAGGGCAGGGGACGCTGGGAGTCTCTGGGGCATCACGTGCATCTCCTTCAACTGCTCGGTGGCGTTACCATCGAGCAACGCATTTCCTCCAGCTCTTGAATCGGGCGAAGCGGTCACAAGGGCATTCATCGAGGTGTTGAACGACTGGAAATGGTCCATTCTCGCGAGAATGGCCGATGTCCTCATGAGGGAGGCCAGGGCTATGGCCGATCAGGCTAGGGGTGAGGTCGAGGCGGCGCAGGCCATGTTAGATGCGGTTGTAGCCGGGGCGGAGGGGCAGTCATGATTGAGGATTGCCCTTTTTGCGATGGGGAGATGGGGAGATGGTGCCATCGGCGCAAGGGCGTATTAAATGCCTGACGTGCGGTTACCGTAGTGGGAACCTTCCGGACAGTATCGAACGGCACAACAGGGTTTCCCGGATTGTCACCGAGGCGAGGATACTCAGGGCGATGGCGCGTAATGGGGTGGACGTGTTTATCCCCGTCCAGATTGATCTATTGTGCGAGGCGGTCGAGGAATGATCAGCCCGTGGTCCGACGGACCGGATGAGGAGGCGATGGAGCCGTGAGGGCTCTTAGTCTGTTTTCAGGCATCGGCGGGCTGGACCTCGCGGCCGAATGGGCGGGGATCCAGCCAGTAGCGTTTTGTGCCACAGCAGGCCTATCCGCTGTTTCTGGCCATAGCGCAACTGAATGAAATCCTTTATGGGGAGGGGAATAAATGCCTAGAATCCCAGTCCATCTGATCGAACCTGACATTGAACTGCCGGCCTACGCCCATCCTCACGACGCTGGGGCCGACCTGCGGAGCCGGATCTTCTGTGTGATCGAGCCGGCCGAGGCTAAACTGGTCCCCACGGGGATCAGGGTTGCGGTTCCTCAGGGCTACGAGCTTCAGGTCCGGCCGCGGTCGGGACTGGCCCTGAAGCACGGAGTGACCGTTCTCAACACGCCCGGAACCGTCGATAGCGGGTATCGAGGAGAGGTCGGGGTCATCCTGATCAACCACGGTTGGGAACCGTTCATGGTGAAGCGGGGGGACCGCATTGCGCAGCTGGTGCTGGCGCGCGTGGAGACTGCCAGCTACATAGCCGTGGAGTCGTTGCCGGAATCGGAGCGCGGGGATGGCGGGTTTGGAAGCACGGGGGTCTGACGCAAAAAGCTGGGTGTTGGACGAGATTCGGCGGATCGGCACGAAGCGTCGGGGCAGGGCCGAATATGTCCAGTACCTTCGGGGCAAGATCTTGACGCGCGGGGAGGCCATCCGCGCCAAGTGTTACGACTGCATGGGGTATTACGTCAACGGGGCCGCAGACTGCGAGATCGCAGACTGCCCCTTATATCCATGGATGCCCTACAGGAGAGGGGGACCTGAGACGGATGACGACGATGCACCGGATTCGGAATGAATGCTTCTGGGCGATCGCTGCCTCGGCGATCGCCCTTGTTTTTCCGGCGCTGATCTACTGGACGCTATACGGGCTTTATCGTTTCTACCAGGTGCTGGGGGTGATGGAATGATCGCGATCGATCTGGCGGAGGCGGAGCGGAAATACGTGAGTGGCTGCGGGAGACGGTGCCCCGCGTGCGGGGCCGACGTTGCCGTGAACGGTTCGGTGACTGACCTGCAGCTGGTGGACTATGACGTTTACGAGCGGCATGTCCGCTGCCGCGAGTGTGGGACCGAATGGTTTGATCAGTTCTATCTGGCCGAGTGCGCTATCGACGCGCTCGGCGAAGGGTATGTGGCAGACGGAGGGAGCCTATGATTTTTGACGACAATGCGATGACCATCCTGAAGAAACGCTATCTCTGGCCCAACGAGACTCCGGAGATGATGTTCCGGCGGGTCGCTGACTACATCGGCTTCGCCGAGACTCAGTCCGTGAAGGACCAGTTCTTTGAGATCATGAATCGGGGGGAGTTCCTGCCCAACTCCCCCACTTTAATGAACGCCGGAAAGCCGAAGGCGCAGCTTGCGGCGTGCTTCGTGCTTCCGATCGAGGATAGCATGGAGTCGATCATGGCGGCCGCCACGGCTCAGGCCATGATCTTCAAGAGCGGCGGCGGTTGTATCGGCGGCGAGTCCACGCTACTGACTGAGAAGGGCCCCGTCGATCTCAAGACATTCTGCGAAGAGCATCGCCAGGATAAGGTCCTTTCGTTCGACCCGTCCACAAAGACCATGCAGTACAAGCGGGTTTCGGCGCACCACGTCAACCCTCTTCCGGCATCCAGGATATACGAAGTGAAGATGTCGGGTGGATGCAGTGTTCGCGCAAGTGATTGGCACCCCTTCTTCGTGTGGAACGGTGAAGGGATCGAAGAGCGCAGGGCAGATCAACTCAGGAAAGGCGATGTGGTGGTAGGAAGCACGATGATGTCCGAAGCGACCGCCCCTGATTGGGGAGCATGGCTCATCGGATTGATCCTGAGCGATGGGGCTTTCGACTTCACGAGTTCGAGCCTCAAATATCAGTATCGAAGGCTCCGAATTGCAAAGAGTTACGAATCAGTCATTGCCCGTGCCGCCGAGGTGATGGGGTGCAACTATTCGTTGTCCTGCAACCCTGCGTACCAGACCCCCGTGTGGGAACTCACAGTTTCGGGCAAGAAGGCAGAAGTCCTCTTCGAATCATTAGGCAGGGATGATGTCAGGTGCTCCAACAAGCGCATCCCCGAATGGGTCTGGACCAGCGGTGCAAGCACGATGATTCACCTTCTCATCGGGCTCCTGGATGGCGACGGCTGGTACTGCAACAACAAGCACGGGTTCTTCTATGACACGATCTCCGAGGGGCTGGCTCAGGATGTCATGGCCTTGTGCGGATGCCTCGGCATCTCGGCGTCCATGAGGCGGCGGGTTCCGCGCCGAACGAACGAGCAGCCGATCTACGAGATTCACATGAGAACCAACGCGAGCCTGATCGAAGCGGCAGACCGTCTTTCCACACGACACGCAGGGCACATCACGGGGCACAAACAGTTCGCCATCCCCGTTTCGCTCGAATACGACAAAAGGTTAAAAGAGCATTACGGGGTTGACTTCTGGAAAACCGACTTGTGGCATAACGGAATCCCCATGAACCGGGGCAAGATCAACATTCGGCGATGGCACCACGACGGACTGCTTCCTATCAACTCGGCAGCCATGCTCCTGCGGGAGATTGGCGAGAACGAACTTGCCGCCGCCCTGGATAGTGCCCATGTGGTCAAGTCGGTCAGCATCTCGGAAAAGGACGACACGCTTTATGACCTCACGGTCCCAGGAACCCAGACTTACGTGGCAGGGGTGAACGGATTCTGCGTCGTCCACAACACCGGTTTCAACTTCTCGAAGCTCCGGCCGGCCGGCTCTCCGATCTCTCATTCCATCGGGACCGCATCAGGGCCCGTATCGTTCATGGAGCTGTATGACAAGGTCACGGACGTGGTCAAGGCCGGCGGGGGCCGCAGAGGGGCAAACATGGGCATCCTCAACTGCGATCACCCCGATCTCGAGGCGTTTATCAACGCCAAGGGCTCCGGCCGGCTGACCAATTTCAATATCTCGATCATGGCGACCGACGAGTGGATGAAACGCGCGGAGGCGGGCGAGGAACCCCTGTTTGAGCGCACCGTGGAACAGGCGTGGAAAACGGGGGATCCTGGGATGCTGTTCTATGATGCTATCAATATGTTTAATCCGACCCCGCATCTTGGTAACATAGAGGCAACTAATCCATGCGGTGAAACGCCTTTGTACCCCTACGAGGCATGCAACCTTGGTTCCATCAACATCGCCGCTTTCGTCCGCGACGGGAATATCGACTACGACCGGCTCGACGAGGTTGTGCGGGTTGCGGTCCGGTTCCTCGATGACGTAATCGAGATGAACACGTACCCTCTTCCGGAGATTCGCGAGGCCGCGCTGAGGACCCGCAAGATCGGCCTGGGGATCATGGGCTGGGCGGACGCGCTCATCAAGCTGCGGATCCGCTACGGCTCGCAGGAATCGTTATACCTCGCCAAGAGCTTGTGGGGGAAGGTGCGCAACATCGCGGCCGACGAATCCGCCGCGCTGGGTCACGAGCGGGGGGTCTACCCTGCGTGCATGGGGGCCTATCGCCGCAACGCAACCCTGACCTGTATCGCGCCAACTGGGACCATCAGCCTGATTGCCGGCGTTTCGTCCGGCATCGAGCCTGTGTTCTCGTTCCGGCATACCCGCATGGCCTTCGCAGGGACTCAGGCGCTCGAATATGTCCACCCCCTCTATGAACAGGCCCAGCGCGAGGGATGGTACGATCCTGATGTCTTTGTCTCTGCCCATGAGATCAGCGTGCCTGAGCAGATTGCCATGCAGGCTGCCTTTCAAGAGAGCACAGATCTCGCCGTGAGCAAGACCATAAACCTGCCCAACAGCGCGACGGTGGAGGACGTCCGCGAGGCCTACCTGCTCGCCTGGAAGCAATGCTGCAAGGGAATCACCGTTTACAGGGACGGCTGTCTTGACTCCCAGGTACTGATTGCCGACGGTTCCAAGGCCAAAGCCCAGGATAAGCCCACAAAGCGCGGCCTTCCCTACCGGCGCGAGGAGGGGGTGCTCGACGGCAAGACGAGCAAGATGCCGACCGCGTTCGGGAACCTCTACGTCACGCTCAACACGCTGTCTGACGGGACCCCCGTGGAGGCCTTCGCCACGGTTGGCAAGTCGGGAGCCGACATGGAGTCCAACACGGAGGCCATCGGCCGCCTGATGTCCCTGTCCCTGCGGTACGGTGCCCCCGTGAGCGAGATCATCGAGCAGCTGAAGGGGATTTCCGGTGCCCAGCCGGTCTGGGACCATGACGGCAAGTCAATACTCAGTATTCCGGATGGAATTGCGCGATGTCTTGAGCAAATCACGGGAGAGGCCCGCGAAGTGAGTGCTGGACTAGTTTGCCCCGATTGCGGGGGCATGACGGTTCGAGAGGAGGGGTGCGTTAAATGCCCTGTGTGCGGCTGGAGCCGGTGCTGATGTTTTGCCTGTTTTTCTGGACGCTCAACGCTATGATGGTCATGAGGAATGTTATTGACGACATGGTCGCCTATGTCAATGGGCATCAATGGTTTAAGGTGGTGGTTCTGTCTTACTTTTTCGCGGGATACCTGCTGTCGATATACCTAGGATTCGATGCGCTGGCGGCCTTCGCGAGGAGGTTTTTCGCGTGATCCGGAGGACCTGCCCTTCGCTCTCGATCGAGCGACTTTCCGCCTTGATCGAGCTGATCGCCCTGTACCTGCCGAGGGGGTTGAGGGTGCTCCTGGGTGTCGAGGAGCCCCCAACCCCTGACGAGCTGACCGACCTGCTCAAAGCTCTTCGCTCGAGGCCGCAGCTGAGTGTCCGGATCATCGGCGGTCAGGTGACCAGCGAGGCCGAGGCCCGTGTCCTGCTAGCCGAGAAGGTCGACGAGATCGCGGCTGAAGGCGGGGGCTGGCCGAACATTGCGCGGGCGGCAAAGCTAGTCTCCGAGTATCACCCGACGCAATGGCGCCGGTTCGAGGACACGATCCTGCACCCCGCCTCCCTGGACGTGATTGCCCTGAGGCACAGAATGTCGACGAGGGGCCTGATCAAAAGCAACAAGTCGGTATGCGACAAGATCGCGATCACGGCTGCCCTGCGGCCCCCTGTTCCGCGGCAGGAGAGCGCCCATGCTGCCCCGCCGAAGTCCAGGGGTTCATTAAAAGGTTCATTAAAAAGATCATTGACAAATGAATAATGTATGCTATAATACGTATGCTGGCAGGAATTCCGGATTGCCGCTCACCCTGATGGGTGGGCGGCATTTTTTGTGGGGTGTGGATCATGTACGAGGTGATCTTTGCGACTGACTATCCTCCGCACGAGCACGTCTGGCGCTTCCGGACCCGCGAGAAGGCGGAGGAATTCTACGATGCGTTCGAGACCGAAGGGGAGGCGGGGATCCTGTCTCTTGAGAGCAACGGTTCCGTGATCGAGGAAAGGATCGTGTTCCCCTGATGAGGATCGTGGAGGTCGAGCACCCGATCCTTGCGGATCCCCAGACGCGGAGCGTCCGTCTATATCCGGTCGGAGACATGCATGTCGGCGCGGCCGGCTTCGACATCCAGGGCTTCCGCCGATACGTGTCCAGGATCGCGAGCGACCCCTGTGGACTTGTCCTGGGCGTCGGTGACTGGATCAACAACTCGATCAAGTCATCAGTAGGCGTGAATTACGAGGAGGTCATCGCCGACCCTCAGGGGCAATGCGAGGCCGCCGCTGCTTTGCTGGAGCCGGTTGCGGACCGTATCGTCGCCATGGTCCGCGGGAACCACTGTTACAGGTCCCGCCGAAGCGACGGGCTGGATCCCATGAGCGTGATGGCCTATATCCTGGGAAGAGCTTCCGTGTACTACGGGGACGCGGTCTGTCTCAAGATCGCCTTCGGCCGCAAGCGCAACGGGAAAAGGGCGGCCTACACGGTGTTCCTGTCGCACGGTTCCGGCGGAGGCCGGACCGTCGGCGGCAAGGCCAATGCCCTGCGGAGGGGCATGGAGATGATCGTGGCGGACGTGGTTGTGCTGGGTCATACCCACGCTCCCCTGTCCTGCCAGTCTGCCGTGTGGCTCCCTGACCCATACAACAACGTTATGCGCAAGCACGTGGTGCACCTGGTCAATTCCGGCACCTGGCTGGACGGCGACACCTACGCCGAGCGCGCGCTGCTCCCTCCGGCCGTGACAGGAGCCCCAGTGGTGGTCCTGAGCGGCGACGGGGAGAAGCACGTCCGCATCGTTAATTAACCTGCAATCCCCCTCTCTCCATATACCCGACAGGCGCCAAAAGAAAAGGGGGCCGGATCTTCCGGCCCCCTGCCTTTGGCGTCTTTGCTATTCGCTGAATATAAGATGGTCATATTATATCCCTAATACATATACCTGTCAAGTCTGGGTCCTTTTTCACATATTGGGGCCTAATAGGAAACATTTTTTTATTTTTGTCTTTTCGATTTTCAATTTTCCCCTCCAGATCTCCATTTCCGTACACCCCCCCTACCAGGCTGGCCGCCGGCCGGCGGAGGCTGTGAAGGTCTGCGTAGCGGACTCACGGTGCCCTTCGCCGGCCCCCCTCCAGCGGCTGGTCCGGCACCCGTCAGGACGGCTCCGGCGTTTCAGGCCATTTCACGCGGGGCTCTGGAGGGCTGGTTGGGCTGATCCGGTGGATCCTTCCGGCTGGGAATAGACGCCATCTCCCTTGGGGGGTCATCGCCATGGCGAGCCGGACACCCTCCTGGACGAAAAAGGGTTAGATTCTCGGACCGCTCAAGGGCCGGCCGACGGTCCTCGATGGTTTTCCCAGGACGACGGTCCAACTATCCCCCGTGATCCTGTCCCTGAGCTCGGTGGCGCGGAGCGATTCGCTTCGTCGTTCGCTCCGGCCGCGTCATTAGCCGCCATTAGCCGATTGAGGGAAAAAATTTAAAGATTAAATCCAGCCCGCCCCAGCCCTGCGCTGGGTTTTGGGGCGTCAGCCGCCGCGCGGCGCAATCGTTCGCAACCGCGATTCACGGCCGCGCGGCCGCGAACCCAGTCAATCCAACGGTTCAGACGGTGCCCCTCCAGAATGCCCTACAATGGGCATGTTTGAATTGAGCCAAGGGCTTTACCCTTGCGCGCGAAAACATACATGCCCTGAAGCGCCCACGAGGGGCTAGATTCTTAATTGTGAATTAAAATCCCAGCCAGGTAGAAATAAATCGTGCGTCCGTCGTAATTGATTTCTTCCTCAACGTTCCCAGTGGCGACTAGATAGGCGAAAACCCTCTTAGCGTAGGAGAGGGAGCAATTAACAGTACTGGCCGCGATTGTTGGATTAGTAAGACCGGGTGTTTTTTTGATATGCTCAACGATTGCTTTCCCCTTTGTCATCCTCAACACCTCCAGAGTTTTTAGTTTAAAAGGTCCTTACATGCACATAATACCATGCCTACAGATGTTGTCAATGGGTTTTATCTATTATAATTCTTCTTTAATCATTTGTTTGTTTTTTTATGTCCATCCTGAGATAAACTTACAGGACGTGGAGAGTGTATATCTTATACATCGCTGCATTGCACGCAATCATTTGGAACCGTTCCATTTAATCTCCCGTTCGCCTTACTTTGTTAGTGATTCGTGGCGGGAAAGACGGTTGGGGGCATCTGGTGGCGCTGGTGGACTGCCACGACAGGAGCTGTATCGGGTATGAATTTGCCCTTCGGGGCCGGGCGAAGGAAGCCGAAAGAGCGTTGGAGGAAGCCTGTCTGAACCGTTTCGGTACCTTGAGGAACGAACAGTGCAAGCCGATGATCCGCAGCTACAACGGCCTTGTGTTCCAAAGCCGGAAATTCCGGGAAATGTGCCGGGATTACGGATTGCCCTAGGAATTCGTGACACCGTAGTGCACGAAAAAAGGGGCCTTTCGGCCCCGTGTGTTAGTGTTGCCCCTCGGTTGTTAGTTGGCTACTCACTGATAGCACGTTCCGCCCATACCGGACGGGCGGGAGGTTCTCTTGTATCGTAGTCCACCCCTCCCACTCTATCAGGATTACCTCTTGCTGGACGTCCTCACCATACCACACGTAGACATCCACAGAGTATTCGCGATCCCCGATGTGGATAATTTCGTCGTCCTCAATGTGGCGATCCGCACGGATCTCCTTCGAGATGATTTTCCCTGTCCCCCTGATACCGTCAATATCTACGGTTGCAACGTCACCATCAACCGATACGTATATCATCCTCTCCACCTCCAAAGTTTTTATTTAAGGGGAGTTTTTAGGCTCCCCTGTTTTTAGTTTGCTAATTGAAATAACGGTTGAAGTATTTCCGGTTGCCAGTTTTGGTAAAAGCTTCTTTCCATGAGCAATCAGGATCAACGTTTTCCCTGTATTGCTTCGCGTCCTGATAAGCTATTTCCGTTGCTCTTTCCATGATTGCCTCTTTCAGGGTTTCGCAATTGTCGGGAAGATATTCAGAGCGATCCATCATAACCAACACCTCCTAGTTTTGTTTGCTCACATACTCGCGGACGGCCTGTTCGAGTACAGCCTGGGCGGTTTCGCCCCGCTGGATAAGGGCGATTTTGAAGGCTTTTGCGAGTTCAAGTTCAAGCCTCACTGAAAGCTGTTCGCGGGGATAGTCAATTTTCTTCATTCGGGCTACCTACTAAGGTGTTGATTTCATTGATGGTCTCATTTGCCCATCGGGTGCAAGACGCTTGCGTGCCATTGATACGCAATCTTTCAAAACCTCTTCGGTTTTGGTCATTTTGCAATCTCCTAAAATCCGTTGTAGGCTTTAACGTCTGCGGGGATCCAACCGGAGATTCCTTTTTCGTAAATACCCCGGAACATCCGGTGGAGTTCGCCTTCCCCGAAGCGTTTGATGAAATCCCGGATAACGCAATCTTCCAGTTTCGCTTCTTTCGCACGGTCAAGGATGATTTTGATCCACTGATCCTGGCAATTGGCCTTAAAGCTTTCCATGGCCCTTGCGTCACGCTTGTAAGCCTGGCGGTATTTGTTCAGGTTCAGCAGATGGGCTGTGTACTGGATGAGTGTCATCTCGTAGGTCTCCTTCATGGTTAACACCTCCAAAGGGTTTTTTGTTTCAAGTTCGCCCGCAAGCCTTAAGGGGTCCCGGCCCAATCGGTCTTGCAGGTTGTCAAGTTGCCTTGCATGCTCATAATACACCCTGCAAACATGTTGTCAAGTGGGTAATTACATTGACATGATTACAAACTAGATATGATGAAGCGTTACATATACCATGGCTGGATTGTCGTTCAGTTGAAGCACGATGGACGCATTATGCACGCTTCAGCAGAGCAAATATACTCATACTGCCAATGGTATTAGCATCGATGTAACAACGTGCAGGGAACGTTGTACGTTGCACATAGTATATTGTGTAATGGATACAATTAACTAGTAAACTGTATTAGGTTTACAGTTTATGTATTATGTGTATACGTATATTATCGACATAGTGATGTCGATGCGCATGAATGCAGGTACTCCCATGGGGTAAAAGCGCAGGGGTCGCGGCGCCTCGGCTTTCGGCGCAATTTGGAATCGTTTTTGCCTGCTTACCCAAGCCGGAAGCCCCTAAAAACCTAAAAAAATAAGCCAAAAAGGCCTTTGGAGGCTAAAAATGTCAAGAAAACCCGAGAATGAGTCCCTCGAGGTCATAAAAACGGCTGATTTTCTGGTCCCCTTGAACGTTCTATCGGAGATCATGGGCATTTCGGTACCCACGCTCCGAAAATATGTGAACAATTTCGGGGCGCCTCAGCACTCTCACGGACTGTACTGCCTCAAGGACTTTGTTCACTGGTACCTGAAATCCTACGGGGTGGCTCTGGAGAGCGGCGACGACCAGGAATCGGCGGACGAGAGCGACGAGGGCAGCCTGAAGCGGCGCCAGACGAAGGCGGAGACCCGCTACAGGGAGGCGAAGGCGGCACAGGCCGAGCTCCAGTTGAAGATCATGCGAGGGGAGTATCTCCCGAAAGAGGAAGTCGAGTCGGAGTGGGCCAGCCGCGTGAGTGCGGTCCGCGTGGGCCTGCTCAACTTTGCGAAGGCGCTTCCCCTCGACCTGGTCGGGAAGGATGCTCCGGAAATCGAGGTGGTCCTGAGACGTGAGGCGGAAAGCCTGCTTAATGAATACAGCAGAGGCGGACAGTACACCCCGAAGGTGGAACCTGCCTCCGGTGGCGTGGCTGCCGAAGGAGAGGCTCGCGTGGAGGCCTCCGGCAAGGCTCACGGTGAGTGAGTGGGCGGAGACCGAGCGCGTTCTCGACACCAGGACCAGCAGTAGGCCTGGTCCGTGGCGCAACACCCGAACCCCGTACCTTGTGGGGATGATGGACGCCTTCACGCTGCCGTATGTCCACGAGATCACGTACATGACCGGGACGCAGGTCGGCAAGACCGAGGCCATCCTCAACCAGATCGGCTGGGTGGTTTCTCAGGACCCTGGGTCGGCGATGGTGGTCTACCCCACGGAAGACATCGCTAGAGGGGTCTCCAAGCTGCGGATCCAGCCCCTCTTCGAGACAAGCCCCACGGTGGTGGAACGTCACATCCCAAGCGAGAGCACCACGCTTGAGATCCACTTCTGGGGCGGCTACATCTGCCTGTCCGGCGCAAACTCGCCGGCCTCCCTGTCCTCCAAGCCGATCCGGTATCTCTGGCTGGACGAGGTCGACAAATACCCGCCTTTCCTGGGAGAGGAGGCTGACCCGATCAGCCTCGCCAAGGAACGAACCAAGACGTACACCAACCGCAAGGTAGTTCAATGCTCGACGCCGACCGTGGAGAAGGGGGCCATCTACCAGTCCTTCCTGTCCGCCGACGTGCGGTACGAGTACCACGTGCCGTGCCCGTACTGCGGCCATATGCAGCCCCTCGTGATGAGCGGCGTCAAGTTTCCGGACCAGATCCGCGAAGACATGAAGCTGGCCAAGGGGGACCCAGAAAAGCTGCGTGAGGTCGCCCAGCGGGCCCGCGTATCAAGCTGGTACGAATGCGAGAAGTGCAGAGAGGCCATCACGGACAGTCAGAAGATGGGGATGCTCCTGAAGGGGCAATGGATCCCCGACACGCAGGTCGAGAGGCCCAGGCACGTGGCCTTCCACCTCAACTCCATCTACGCGCCGGCCCTGACCTTTGGTGACATCGCAGCCGAGTTCATCCAGGCCAAGGACTTTCCCGACCGGCTTCGCAACTTCATTAACTCGTGGTTGGGCGAGCCGTGGCGGGAGCAGGCCGTGGAGGTGGCGGCACAGGCGGTCCTGAAGCACGAGACCGGCATCCCGCGGGGGCAGGTCCCAAGCGAGGCGTGGTTTCTGACCGGCGGGGTGGACGTCCAGAAGGACTACATGGTCTGGGAGGTCCGAGCCTGGGGCCGCGGGGCCACTTCGTGGCTCGTGGACTGCGGGCGTGCCGACACCTGGGAAACCATATCGATGGTTATGGATCGAGGTGTCTGGAGGACAGAGGACGGCAGGATCCATCACGTGAGACTCTGCATGGTCGACTCGGGCTTCCGGACCGACGAGGTCTACGAGTTCTGCGCGAAGCGGCCTGACCTGTTCCTCCCCTGCAAAGGCTCCAGCAAGCCCCTGAACGGCAAGCTCTACACGGTGTCCAACATCGACCGTCAGGGGGCGGCCCCGCTGAAGCTCTGGATCCACGACACGGGGTACTGGAAGGGATGGGTCCACGGCAGGGTGGCGCGCGAACCTGGAGAGATGGGTGCGTGGAGGGTCTTTGCGAGGTGTCCGCATGAGTACGCGGAACAGCTGGTGGCCGAGCGCAAGGTCATGGCGCTCAACCGGCGGACGGGGACGTACGAAGAGGTATGGGAGAAGGTCACGAGCCACGCCGCGAACCACTACCTGGACACGGCAGCCCTCAACGCGCTGGCGGCCGAGCTGCTGCAGATCCGCTACATGGACGCGCCAGAACAGGCTCCGGAGAAGCAGGAGGCCCCGCGCTCCGTGCCGGCCGCGGACAAGACCAGCCGATACAGGCCGCGGGTGAGCGACTGGGTGATGGGGAGGTGACACGATGACCTACGCGGAGGAGCTGGACCTCGTAAACAAAGCCATCAAGGCCATCTACGAGGGGGGGCAGGAGTACTACATCGGCGGAAGACGGATGACACGCGGGGATCTGAAGGTCCTGCTTGAGCGAAAGCGCGAGCTGGAGGACATCATCGCACTCCAGACCACCGGAAATCGAGCATTCATCAGGTTTGACGTGAGATAGCCCCCAGAAACCCCCTAAAACTGGGGTCATGGGGCGCATAACTTTTTTTAGGGGTGTGATTATACCTTTAGACAAACCTTAAATCCATTTAATAAAAGGTGCCTGCGAAGCCAGTATTTGCAAGGGCTTAGTATGAAATTAGGATTATACACCTCTACGGAGCGAAAAATGGCCAAATTTTGATGTGGGTCTATCCCCTGTTTTGGGGTTCGGTTTTTCGGACGGGGGGGGGTGGGCGTCTGAGCAGAGAGCAGACCCCTATATATACGCATGGGAGTAATTCCAAAAAAAATAAAATGGTCTCTGCTCAACTGCTCACTCTGCTCAAAATGACTCAAATGCTTGCAAATACTGAACTTTAGCCTACACGAAAGTGAGCAGAGACCAAAAAAGTGACTGCTCAGACACGTGTGTGCGCGCGGGCGGACCTTCAGTAATACCAACTACTCCCACGCGTATATATAAGGATTTTAGTTTGAGTAGTAGAAATTTTTCACAAAGTCAAAAGAGGGGGGAGGTGCCGAAAATTAAGCTATCTCTCATCGACAAGGTCATTGGTGCCGTGTCGCCCGCGTGGGCATTGAAGCGTCTGGCGGCGAAGGCCCATCTTGAGGCCATCGTGTCGGACCGGACCCACAAGGCGGCACGGAAGGACCGGTTATCGAACGACTGGAGCACGACGGCTACTATGACGCCGGAGGAGATGTTCGGCGCGGACCGTCTGCCTCTGCTGGCACGGAGCCGGCAGCTGGAGTACGAGAACGACATCACGGCGTCCGTGGCGAATGCCGTGATCGCCAACGTGATCGGCACGGGGATCCGGCCCCAGTCCAAGGCGGCCAGCAAGAGCTTCGCGCGCGAGGCCGAGGCCCTGTGGAACGAGTGGATCAAGCAGAAAAACTGCGACGTCACGGGGGGTTCGACCTTCTGGGACCTTCAGCGGCTGGTCCTGCGCCGCTGGCTCTTCGACGGCGAGTTTTTCGTGCATCACGTGGTCCCGTCGGGCAAGGCGGCCGACACCATGCTGGTTCCCTACCAGGTCCAGCTGATCGACCCGCTGATGGTCCAGAGCCCGTTCAGCCTGCGGGGCACGCAGAACGTCTATTCGGGCGTCGAGATCGACGAGTACTCCCGCCCCGTGGCCTACCATGTCCTCCAGGGATACGCCACGCAGGCCCCGTCGAGCCAGACGACCGTGATCCCCGCGTCGGACATGATCCACGGCTACACCAAGATCCTGCCCACGCAGCTGCGGGGAATCTCGCCCTTCGCTCCGGCGCTCCAGAGGATTAGGGACACGACCGAGTTCATCGACGCGGAGCTGGTCGCGGCGAGGATCGCCGCCTGCTTCGCCTTGTTCATCACGACGTCGGCCCCTTCTGCGGCGCTCGGCAGACTGGACCTGGACGACGACGGGAACCCGATCGAGGGGCTGAAGCCTGGTATGAGCGTCTACCTGCGTCCTGGTGAGGACGTCAAGACGGCTACTCCTGGGCGGCCGGACACGACGGCAAAAGAGTTCATCGAGGCGCAGCAGAGGCTCGTGGCTGGTGCCATGGGGCTGAGTTATGAGCTGCTCGCCCGTGACCTGTCCAAGGTGACGTTCTCGTCCGCCAGACAGGGGCATCTGGAGGACCGGCGGGCATTCTCGGTGATGCAGCAATTCATCATCGACCATTTCTGCCAGCCCGTGTGGGAGGAGTTTCTCAAATGGGCGGTTATGTCCGGGAAGCTCAGGTCCAGGGCGTTCAGTTCTCGCCCGCAGGACTATCTGCCAGCGCGCTGGATCGCTCCTGGATGGGGATGGATAGATCCTCTCAAGGAAGCACAGGCCAACAACCTTGGGCTCGACCGGGGGTACATCACCCTCTCGCAGATCTGCGGCCAGCTGGGGCTGGACTGGCAGGAGGTCCTCGAACAGCGGCGCGAGGAGATCGAATACGCAAAATCCATCGGGCTAGCCACCGTTGATCCGGCGGCTCAGCAGGGAGGTGATCCGCCGAATGGCGATGGAGAGGAAATGGGATCCGAACAGGAATAACGGGAAGCCCCTATCGCGGACCATGACCGGAGAGTTCCGGTACGGCGATAACGAGCGGGAGCTCGAGCTGAGCTTCAGCTCAGAGGAGCCGGTCCAGCGGTGGTGGGGGCTGGAGATCCTGGGGCACGAGGAGTCCGACGTCGACCTGGCGCGGCTGAACGACGGCGGCGTCGTCCTGTTCGCCCACGGCAGGGACCCGAATTTCGGAGTCATGCCCGTGGGGCGTGTAGTGTCGGCATGGATCGACCGTGAAAGCAGGAAGGGGCGCGCCCGCGTCGAATTCGATACCGACGAGGACGCGCAGCGGGTTCTTGACAAAATCAAGAGCGGCACGCTGAGGGGTGTGTCTGTCGGCTACGAGATCCGCGAGATCACCGAGATCGAGGAAGGGGAGACCTTCCGCGGGATTACAGGACCCGCCGAGCTGGCGACGAAGTGGATTCCGTTTGAGATTTCGATTGAGCCGATCCCCGCGGATCCCACGGTGGGGGTAGGCCGGAGCATGGACGAGGAGTGCGACGAGGAACCCAACAACGAAATCGAACCCGAAGGAGGATCCGAATCGATGAACGAAATGAATGTGAACGAGGTCCGCGAAGCGGTGAACGTCGAGGAAGTCCGCGCCAAGGTGGCGGCGGAGGAGCGCGCCCGCGTGGCCGAAATTGTCTCCCTGTGCCGCGACTTTGACGTGGATCCGGCCGAGTATATCAGCTCCGGTGCCTCTGTGGACGCCGTCCGCGCGGCGATCCTCGACAGGGTCCGCGCCAACCGCAAGCCGGTAGAGACCGCCTCCGTGACCGTCCAGGTCGACGAAACCGACCGCCTCCGCACCGCCGGCATCGAGGCCATCGGGCGTCGGATCGGGCTGGTCCAGAAGGCCGACGAGGGGAACCCCTTCGAGCACATGAGCCTGCTGGAGATGGCCCGCACCCTGCTGGAGCGCCGCGGGGTCAAGACTGCCGGCATGACCCGCCTCGAGCTGGCAACCCGCGCGCTGTTCGGCGCCGGAACGGGCGACTTCCCCTATATCCTCAGCAACGTCGGGAAGAAGAGCTTGCTGTCGGCCTACGACACGGCACCGAGCACCTATGAGCTGTGGACGCGGACCGTCGACACCAACGACTTCAAGCCCGTGAGCCGGATGCGCTTCTCCGAGGCTCCCGATCTTGTCTTGAAGAAGGAGGGCGGCGAATATGCGTTCGCGACCTTCGCTGAGGACAGGGAACAGTACGCGCTGGCTACCTATGGACGGAAGTTCAGCCTCACCCGCGAGGCCATCATCAACGACGACCTGTCGGCCTTCAGCCGGATCGCCAGCGCGTTCGGCAACGCTGCCAAGCGCCTCGTGAACGGGCTCCCCTATGCGATCCTCGAGACCAACGCCGCCATGGCGGACGGGGTTAACCTGTTCCACGCCAACCACGGCAACCTCGCGACCAACGTCGGTGTCCCGTCGATCACCCGCCTTGAGGAGGCCATGGCCGCCTTCCGCCGCCAGACCGATATTAGCGGGAACCAGGTCCTAAACATCGTGCCCGAGTTCCTGATCGTCCCGCCCGAGCTGGAGTGGACCAGCCGCCAGCTCATGGCCTCCACGGTGGATCCTGAGGAGACCAACAACGTGCCCAACGTCCTGCGCGGCCGGCTCACGGTCATCGGCGACGCCGAGCTCACCAGCAAGGATGCCTGGTATCTTTCCGCATCTCCCGCCGTGGTCGACACGATCGAGGTCTGCTTCCTCGACGGGGCCCGCGCTCCCGTGGTCGAAAGCCGCGAAAACTGGGACGTCGACGGCATCGAGTTCAAGGTCCGCCTCGACGTAGCCGCAAAGGCCATCGATCATCGCGGCCTGTATAAGAATGCCGGCAAGTAGTAGGGCATAACTGCACCGAATAATAAATACCCTAGGGAGGTAATAATATAATGGCGAGAATGGCAGTCCCCCACAAGAACGGAGCTGTGATCGACTGGGTCAACGGGAGCGGGTCCGCGGTTGCCGCCGGCGACGTCGTTCCGGTCGGGAACCTGATCGGCATCGCTGTTGCCGACATCGCCGACGGGGCCTCCGGAGTGCTGGAGATCACGGGCGCGTGGATCCTGCCTGCTGTGAACAACGCGGCCTTTGCCGCCGGCGACCTGCTCTACTGGGACGCAACGGCGAAGAAGGCAACAAAGACCGAGGCCGGCAATGCCGTGCTCGGCGTCTGCCTCGCCGCGAAGGCCGATACGGGAACGACCTGCATCTGCCTGATCAACCAGGGCAACGTGCACGGGCTGCCGGCCGGCGGCACCAACGGACAGATCCTCAAGAAGAACGCCGACACGAGCTGGAGCTACGCCTGGTCCGCCGACGCGTAGTCTGATGGAGACGAGGGGGCCTGTCCTGACGGGCTGGCCCCCCTTTGAGGTGGTGATATCGTGGCGGTTTACTCAACCATTGCGTCCGACTGGGTGATCCTCGCCGCGGACTGGGGCGAGGAGATGGAGTACAACGGAGCCTCCGTGATCGGAATCTACGAGGACTGGAACGACCGGATCATCGGGAACAGCTATGGACCGGCAGGACAGATCACGCTGGGGTGGTTCTGGTTTTCCGCCCAGGACGTGCCGGATCCGCAGAACGGAGACACGATCCTCTACCGGAATCGTCTCTGGCGCGTGGAGCGTCTGCTGGAGACCAATGGCGGCGTGTTCAAGCTCCAGGCCAGCACCGGAGAGGGTGTCTGGGCGTGAGCTGGATCGACGTCTATGACACGCTGAGTCCCTACCTCAGGCAGGTCGGCGGCAAGGTCGGAGAGATCACGTGGAAGTCGATCCGGCGAACGGGATTCTGGCTCCGCGGCCAGATCAAGCAGGACATCCTTGCCGGAGGTCCCCCTGGGGAACCGTACCAGCCGCGCGAGGACATCGGCCAGTCGGTCATGGGGGACCGGTCCAACCTGCTGGGTTTCATCGGCTCCTACAGGGGCCGAAATAGGAAGAAGAACGGCGGCTGGCGGGCGATCCGGTGGAAGAAGCCATCCAAGAACATCCTGGGAAAACTGGTCAACGCGGTCTTCGTCGAGCAAAGGCCCGAACGGATGATGGCCGACATCGGATGGATGACCAACACGGCCCACAGGACAGGGATTAAGCACGAATACGGGTTCGAGTACCCTGTGACCCCCAAGATGCGGCGATTTTTCTGGGCCATGGGCATCCCGTTGTCGGCCTCGAAGACTCGAATCAAGATCCCTGTCCGCGGCACGTATACGCCGGAATACCGGATCCGCAAGGATGAAATCGCTGAGAGGGCAGGGAATTACCTTGCCGAGTGGATCGTGACGGGGAGGAGGCCGCCGAGATGAAGCTCATGGACATCGTTTCCGCCATCGCGAGCAAGGTCGCCTCTTCTTCCAGCATCTCCGCGTGGTGTACGACCAACAGGTTCAGCCCACTGAAGATCTTCGTCGGGCTGAACGGCAAGAACCCGCCAACCGAGAAAGACTGTCCATATGTGATCATTTACCCATCATTATGGACAGAAGGAGAACGGGAGGGGGAGTGGAGCTGGATCGTGGTGGTGGCCTGGTCCGTCTACAACAGCGGATCGACCACGTCGGGAAACACGGTCGCGCTGGCCGGCCTCCAGCAGACCGACGAGCTGGGGGAGCTGTTGTGGTCCTGTGTCAAGGACGCATGTCTGGGGCTTGGCTTTCCGGCGTCTCGAAGTGACTACGACATCGAGGCGTATGAGTTCTTTCCGCAGTTCCCAGGCCGCATGAGCGTGGTCATACGTGTCCCCAAAGTCCTAGTCTAGGAGGTAGAGATAATGCCGCTGGCAACCAGTTCGAAGGTCCTCGGCTTGAACGATATGGTGATCAACGAGCTGACGGTAGACACGTCCGGCTCGCTGACCTACGGAACCGCAGTCGACATCCCTGGGGTCACCAAGTTGACATTGACGCCGACCTACGTCGAGAAAGAGCTTCGTGGCGACGAGGCCCTGCTCGATACGTATCAGAAGCTCGCCGCCGTCGAGTTCAGCTTTGAGCACGCCATTGTTTCGCTCGATGCGCTAAAGATCATCACGGGCGGCACGCTGACGGCAGGCGGCACGGCCCCGAACCAGACCCAGACGCTTAACATCAGCAGCACCAGTCTGGCTAAGTATTTTAAGCTTCAGGGCAAGATTATCTATTCAGATTTTGCCTCTGGCGACGTCTGGCTTACGCTTTATAAGTGCAAGGGGCAGTTCAAGATCGAATTCCAGACGGAGGAATATGCCTCGATCAGCTGCTCTGGGAAAGCGATCGGCACGATCAACAACGGCAAGATCATGGACCTGGTCTTCCGCGAGACGACTGCTCCGTTGTCCTAGTGCTGATTCGACGGGCGCAAGCCCGTCCGGCTTCATAACCTGACTTTTTGGGAGGGAACATGGATGGGTAAGGCCGCTGATGTACGTCCCATGCCCACGATCATTTCGCTGGGCGGGAAAAATTACAAGCTGGTGTTCAGCTTCAATTCTTTCTGCGCATTGGAGGAACAGTTCGGGTCCGTCGACGGGGCCATGGAAGGGCTGGCGTCGGGATCCCTCGCCGCCTATCGTGCCCTGCTGTGGGCTGGGCTGCTGGATGCCCACGGAAATGAGTTTCCGACCCCAAGGGACGTCGGCGCGCTCATGACCGTGTCCGATGCCGGCACCTACGCCGAGGCCATTGCCAATGCGCTCGAGTCTGCTCTGCCGGCCGGCGGCAAGGAGGAATCCGAAAAAAACTGAGCGGTGCCGAGGACTGGGACTGGCCATGGATGCTGTACATGGCAGTCTCGGTCCTCGGCTGGCGCCATGACGAGTTCTGGAAAGCAACCCCACGGATGCTCCTGGAGCAGATCAGGATCAAGGTGGGTAAGCGCGACGGGCAGTCCGCTCCGGTGGCGTCGCGCTCGGACATCCAGGACCTGATGTCGTGGCAATAGTCTAGCGTGAGGGGGGAAAACCGTGGCCCAGAAAGAGGTCCATATAAGAATTTCCGCCACGGACAATGCCAGTTCGCAGTTCAAGCATCTGCAGGCCACCGTGACCACGACTACGTCGGCCCTGCAGGGGCTGAAGGCTGCCATGGCATCGGCGTTCAGCGTGACTGGCGGGCTGGCTGGGTTCTACGCAATTAAGGGGGCCATCGTCGACAGCACACGCGAGGCCTTCCGGTTCAAGGCTGCGCTGGAGCAGACCGAGGTCGGGTTCCGAGCCATGACTGGGTCTGCTCAAGTGGCCAAGGACGTCATGAGCGCGCTGCGCGACATGTCCCTCAAGGTCCCGATCGAGCTGGAAACAGCTCAGGACGCAGCGCGGAGGCTGCTGGCCTACGGGTTCAGGGCCGGCGAAATTGTCCCGATCCTCAAGACGATCGCTGACGCTGCGGCTGGTCTAGGGCTGTCAATGCAGGACGGTGGCATGCGCATAGCGCTTGCACTCGGTTTGTGATAATCTGGCCGAGTATAAATCGGGGAAATACGGCGAAACCTACAGGCAAAAGCCTATGGTAACGCCGTGGTAAACACAGGTTTAACAGCCTGTGTCAC